AAGAAATTAGGTATACCACAATCTGTTGCAATCACTTGCGTTAAGCCATCTGGCACAGTATCACAGCTTGTAAATGCGGCTTCTGGTATTCATGCAAGACACAATCCTTATTATATTCGTACTGTTCGTGGAGACAAGAAAGATCCACTTACGTTGATGATGACAGAAGAAGGGTTTCCTGTAGAAGATGATGTAATGAATCCATCTAATACTGCTGTGTTTTCTTTTCCTATGAAGGTTGATAAAAATGCAGTATTTAGAACAGATATGTCTGCTATTGAACAATTAGAGTTATGGTTAACATATCAGAAACATTGGTGTGAACATAAACCATCAGTTACAATTTCTGTAAAGGAAGACGAGTGGATGGAAGTTGGTGCATGGGTGTTTAAAAACTTTGATTGGATGTCTGGAGTGTCATTCTTACCATTTAGTGAACACACATATAAACAAGCACCATATCAAGATACTGATAAAGAAGGCTATGAGTTCTTACTTGATAAGATGCCTAAGGATGTAGATTGGAGTAAATTGTCAGATTATGAAAATGTTGATATGACAATTGGTTCTCAAGAATTAGCGTGTGCCGCTGGTTTCTGTGAAATCCAATAATATGAAGCTTATTGTTTGTGAATCATGTGATGCTGAGTTTAATATAAAACATCACTTAGAACCCCGACTATATAAAATAGAGTTCTGTTCATTTTGTGGAGAAGAACTAAACGAAGAGCTTGAAGATGAGCTCGAAGATTACGGAGAGGACTACGATGAGTAAATGTCAGGAATGTGGACATGATTGTCATTGTAATGGTGAGTGTAATTACGTTGATTGGTGCGGTTGTGAAGACTGCAAATGTGAAAGTATAGAAGAGAATGAAAACATCATCAGCTAAAGCAAAGGGTAGACGATTCCAGCAATGGGTTCGTGACCAACTGATTGAGAAACTTGAAGTACATCCAGAGGATGTTGAATCTAGAAGTATGGGCGCTGGTGGTGAAGACCTCATCATGGCCCGTGCTGCTAGAGAAAAGTTTCCATATTCTATTGAATGTAAAAACCAAGAGAGTTTGAACGTATGGAAATCATATGAGCAAGCAGAGTCTAACTCTGGCAAGTATGAGCCTGTGGTTTTTATTAAACGAAACAATCAAAAACCATTAGTGGTGGTAGATGCAGAATATTTTGTGGGGTTACATGAACGAGTGGATTGAACAGTATAAACAATATCACAAAGAACATAATGATTATGGTAATGGTGGTGGATTAAAATTTTATTTGCAACACATAGTAGATTTGGTACGAGATACTAATTCTGAGAGTCTATTAGATTTTGGTTGTGGTAAAGCAGAAGGTTACTTAGAATATAATCATCACGAACATTGGGGCGATATAATGCCTGCTCTCTATGATCCAGCTATTTCAGAATATGAGAATTTACCAGAAGGTACTTTTGATGGGATAATATCATTTGATGTATTAGAACACATACCCAAAGAACAAATACCAGAAACTTTCGATATGATATTTTCTAAAGCAAATAAGTTCGTGTTTCTTGGTATTGCAACTGCTCCAGCCGATGCTATTCTTCCTAACGGTGAAAATGCACATTGTACGGTAGAACCTATTGGTTGGTGGGAAACTATGGTAGAGAAATATGCTCCAAAAAGAGTATACACACATATAAAGACTTCTGGTAACTGTAATAGTTATTCTATTCTAAATGAGGAGTTATATATGGACTTTTTCCTAAATAATTTAAAAATAAATGAAAAAACTACTTGACATTGATAACGAATCATGTTAGCATGTATATATGATGAAAAATAGAGAGGTTTATTCTTATGGCTAAAGTTAAAAATATGATGATGGATATTGAAGATTTTGTTTATGATTTTGTAGACGAATACGGAAATATAATTGATAAAACTAACACTTGGGAAACTATCAAAACTACTGCGTATGAAAAGTTTCCAGAGTTTGACAATTGGATTGATGAACTAATTTTGTATGCTAAAATACAAAATGGGGATTATATTTTATGATAGAAACTACAGCCGCAATGTTTATCACCTTTGGTGCTTGTATTGTAACTTATTTTTGGGGACGTTCACAGATATCAATAAAAAATATTGATGAAATAACTGAAAATACGTTAACAGTATTAGAAAAAGGTGGTTATATCAAAACTAAAGAAATTAATGGGGAAAAAGAAATTGTTAAGATCAGCGATTAAACTAGTATATTTGGGGCTTTTAATATACCTACTTACTACCCTAGTATTATTGACTATACTTTTCTTTAATACACCAACCTTAATAAATTGTTTTTAAAGGAAATAAGATTTGAGAAAAGATAGAGAAAAAAGTGGAATGTCCGTACAGGTCAGAAATAATGATATAAATGGAGCAATGCGTGTGTTAAAGAAACGTATGCAAACTGAAGGAGTTTTTAATGAACTTCGAGAACGTGGAGCATACCAATCTAAAAGTGAAAAACGTAGACTTGCAGACGCAGCTGGCAGACGTAGATGGTTGAAGAAAGTAGATAAATTGAAAGAAGAAGGACGTTGGAATGACTAAGAAACGAATAGTTGCAAAGACCACAGTTAATGATGGGTGGGTACAACCTAAAGTTCGTAAGAAACGTAAACCCATGACAGAAGAACAGCGTGCAGCTGCATCTGAACGTCTTGCGATTGCAAGAGCTGCAAAGGCTCCAGCAAAGAATCTTAATATTTGTTCAGAGGTATTAAACTTACCAGATGAACACACACTTTCTGCCAAGAAAGTAAGAGCTTGGATTAAAACACAAAAAGAACTAATTAGTTCATATCGACAAGAAGTTCGTAGAGATGTAAAAGGTTCAATAGCTAGACTTGCAAATAGTGAAGGTTATGTTCGACACTTACAACACTATCTAAAATGGGGTGATTATTGTGATGATTTTTATGGTGAACACCAAGAGAAGAGGGTTCAATGGCAGACGATACGACCATCAGCAACGACAGTAACGTAGTCAAAGGCCCGTGGAAACGAGCAAAAAGAGTAGAACCATCAGAGACAGATATAATGTATGAAAACATTGAGTGGTCAGAAGAAGTGACCGAATCTGTTATGGTGCCGTTAATACACAATCTTGCAGAAAATGGTGTAGATTTTAAAACTGGACAGTTTATAGGAGAAATTGGTTTTGTCAATGAAACTATTAAATCCATTTTATATAGAACTATGGGTTACAAACATGATATGACAGATTTAATCCGATTGACAATGAAAACAAATCCTGTTGGCGAAGACCCATGGCCACCTACATTTGACCATGAACTAGTTAATGAGATAGTTAGCAAAAATAATAATGATGATTCAAAGGATGAACCAAAGTGATAATTATTGATATGAACCAAATCACATTAGCAAGTCTAATGATGCATTTACATATGACCAAATCAAAAGAACCAGATGAGAGTATGGTAAGACATATGATACTTAATTCTGTTCGTATGTACAGGAATATGTTTGGTGAAAAATATGGTGAGGTTGTTCTAACTTATGACTCTAAACATTATTGGAGAAGAGACTTCTTTCCACAATATAAAGCTGGACGTAAGAAGGGTAGAGAAAATGATGACAAAGATTGGGATGCTATATTTGAAGTTTTAAATAAAATTAAATCAGAGTTCAAAGATAATCTACCATACAAATATCTTGAAGTATATGGTGCAGAAGCAGATGATATTATTGCAGTTCTCTGTAAGAAATACCAGAATGAGAAGATTATGATTGTGTCTGGAGATAAAGACTTTATTCAGTTACAGAAATACCATAATGTCGGTCAGTATAGTCCTATCACCAAAAAGTATATAGATGGACATAATCCAACTACCTATATAAAAGAACACATACTAAAAGGTGATACGAGTGATGGCGTACCAAATGTGCTATCACCAGATCATACTTTTACAGAGGGATTGAGACAAAGGCCTCTGAGTAGAAAGAAGATTGACACTTGGTTAGATATTGATATGGAAGATATGACTGATGAAGTCAAAAGAAATTATCAAAGAAATGAAAAACTTATCAACTTGGATATGATACCAAATGAGCTTGAAGAAGAGATTCTTGTAGAGTTTGATGGAGCTCCATGTGGTGATCGTAGTAAACTACTAAATTATTTTATACAAACTAGACTGAAGAGTCTTACTGAAACAATTGGAGAATTTTAAATGCCAGAACAAAACTACACTATGCTTTTCCCAGAAATACTGGATAGAGTATCTAAAGCAAAAACTAAAGAAGAAAAGGTTACGATACTAAGAGAGAACAATACTGATTCACTTCGTATAGTTCTTAAATCATCCTTTGATCCAAAAATTGAATGGGTATTCCCAGAAGGCACAGTTCCATATACACCGAATGATGTACCAGCTGGAACACAGCATACAATGCTTGCATCTGAAGCAAAGAAACTGTGGCACTACATTAAAGGTGCAGATAATAAAACTCAACAACATCAAAAAGAACTTATGTTCTTTCAGTTGTTAGAGGGGTTACATTCATCTGAAGCAGAACTTATATGTCGTGCAAAGGATAAAAAACTTCATCAAATATATAAAGGACTATCTTCAAATGTGGTTAGAGAAGCATTTGGTTGGGATGAAAACTTTGTAGTTCCAAAACCAGATGAATATCCACAAGCTCCTGGCTTAGCATCTGGTGCAGATAGATAAAATTAGCTCTTGACTCTATAAACGAATCATGTTATAGTATATACATAAGATGAGTTAACAGAGAAAGAGAAAATTGTGTCAACAAGAATTATGAAGAAGTTTGAAAATGTATCTGCTGGTATTGAGAATATGCTTGCAGCTGCAATACATCATTA